GGGATAGGTCATGCGCGCCTCACTTGTTGAACTTGCGGCCGGTGGCCAGGCTCAGCGACTGCAGCGCGAGCTGCGCGGCGCTCAGGTCCTCGGTCTTCTCCGAGTCGCCCACGGTGCTGGTCGCAGCTTGGCCCATGGCTTTCTCGAAGGGGCTGGCGGCCGGGGCAGCGGCGGCCTTCGGCTTGTCGAGGGCGGCAGCGGCCAGGATGCCCGCGGCTTGCTCGGCGCTCAGGTCCGTGTCGTAGGCCAGGTGGTTGGCGAGGGAGGGATGAGCACTGGCCGCGTCGTGGCCGGCGATGGCCTTGACGCGAGCGCGCTCTGCGGAGGCAGCGGCAGCCTTCGCCGCTGCGGTATCGGTTTCTGCCATAACGGCCTCCGAAAGGGTCGAGGGGACGAATGCCGCGCTGCTGGGGAGCCGGCCGACGAAGTCAGCGAAGGCGTCTTGCGGCGCCATCACTGCATCCGCAAAGCCGATCTCGACGCCTTCGGCGGCGCTGTAGGTGCGCGCCTCGGTATCCAGGACAGCTTCGGATGTCATGTTGCGCCCGGCAGCAACCTGGGCGGCGAATTCTTGGCGGCGGGCGTCCACACGGGCCTGCACATCGGCTTTCACCGAGTCAGGCATGGGCTCGAACGGGTTGCCGTCGACCTTGTGATCGCCCGAGAAGATGAGCGTCACGTCGTAGCCAATGTCGGTCAACATCTTGCTCATGTCCACGTGCATCGTGTAGACCCCCACGGAGCCCACGCCACCGCTCGGGGTCACATAGACCCTGTCGGCAGCCGCAGCCAACGCGTAGCTGGCGCTGTAGCTGTTGGCGTCCACGATGGCGGCGGTGGGCTTCTTGCCGGCGCGGATCTCGGCGGCCAGCTCGAACACGCCCTGCGCGTCACCGCCGGGGCTGTTGTGGTCGAACACGATGCCGCGCACATCCGGCGCCGCCTCGGCAGCCTGGAACATCGAGCGGATGGCCTGGTAGCCGGTGGCCCCGCTGTAGGAGCCGGAGAAGCGGTTGAGCAGCACGCCGCGCACGGGAATGAACGCCACCCCGGAAGCGCGGTCGAAGGCGTAGGGGCGGTCGGCTTCGGATGTGACCCCGTAGACCGCCGCAACCTCCAGACCTGCGTCCAGCGGCTCCAGCTTCTCGCCACGGGCCATGCCCGCCAAGGTTGCCAAGGCTGCCGGCACCCCGGCAGGCGCCAACGCCCACGGGTCGCGGCTCAGGCGGCCGAGGGTTTCGACGGCAACAATGGAGTTGTTCATTTCGATTGGGATTCTATATCGGTCTCGGCCGTGGGCTTGGCCGGCAACACCTGGTCGCCGGGTAGGTCATGCCGTAGGTGCCCACATAGAGGGTGCGCTCCCGGGCTCGCTGTGATGCGATGTCGCGGAAGTCATCGCCCAGTCGAGCAGACTCGGCCTCCAGCGTGCTCAGACCCGAGGTGAGCCGCAGCACCGCCGCCTGGGTTTCCTTGTACTCGTCGATCTGGCCGCGCGAAGCACCAATCCACGTGCAGCGCCCGAAGGCTTCCCGGTTGAGACCGACGTAGAAGTCGCGCCACGTCATGCCGGGCGGCATCGGCACTTCTTGCCGGTTGATCTGCTCTTCGAGCCACAGCAGATACATCTCCGTGGCCAGCCGATCGGCAAAGATCTTCTTCCGACCCTGCATGTACTTCCACGTCTCCAACATGCTGGCACGCGCCGAGCTGTAGTTGGTCTGCGTGTAGTCGCGCGAGAACTGCTCGTAGCTCAGGCCGAGGCGGGCCGAGATGTGGCGCAACAGGCTTTGTTCGTAGCCCTCCAGGCCGCGCATGTCCTGCGCCGGCTGGAATTTGAGCTTCGTGTTCGGAAACAGGATCGGCATGCGGACGCCGTCCAGCTTGATCCCATTGGACTCGCCGTAGTAACCCTGCATGGCGGCCAGGTACTGCTGCACGCCATCACCACCCTGCTGCCCCCCGAGCTGTTCATAGATGGTCTCGGGCGGAAGCTCGGACTCGATGGCCGCCGCGTAGATCGACTGGACGACCGCGTTCTGCAACTGCACGTCGCGGAACTTCTGGGTCATCCGCATCTCTTTGAGCACGCCCACCATGGCGCCGACGCCGCGGGTCTGCGCCGGCAGCACCTGGTCGAACACGTGGATGACCTGCTTCCGGCCCCACGGCAGGCGCGCGGGCACCGGTGCCCACGAGTAGGCGCCCATGTCGCCGATGGCGCCGTCGCTGCGGTGGGCCTGCCGGAACCAGTACCGCTGGGGCTCGCCGTGGGCGTCCATGTCGACACCCGCACGCCTTGTTGCGGTGTCCGACTCGTCGTTCGGGTTGCACAGGCGGGAAGGGTCGATCGACTGGAAACAGGTGCGGAACGGGCGGCCGACGACATCCCGCCAGACCACCTGTTCGACGATCTCCCCCGTGACCACGGACAGGCCAACGCCCAGCCGGATCTTGGCCGTGAAGGTCAACTTGCGGGCCGCGTCGAACCAGTTCTCGACCGACTCGGCGGCCAGTTGGAAGCGACCCTCGACAACCTGCTGGAACTCCTCGGCCCACACCTCGTCAGCACCGAGCGCCCGCCAGTTCGGACGGGCGTTGAGCAGGTACTGCGACCCGACGATCGAGTCCTTGGTCACATCGACCGCGCCGCCGATGTAGCCGTCATTGGCCGCCAGGCTCATGGCCTTCGCGTCGTTGCCCTCCTTGGAGCGGTTGATCGCCACGTCGGCCGACTGGCTCGCGGCCGACCAGAACGCGGTCTCACGGCTCAGGCGCGCGGCGCCGTCCATCCCGCCGACCAGCGACAGGTCGCGCTCACCACCGGGCATGTAGGCATGGGGGGTCAGCGTGCTCATCGTCAGAACATGAAGGTGATGGGGCCGGAGCGACGGGTGGCACCCGCCTCAGCGGCCACTTGCGCCTGCAGCGCGGCGATGTAGGCGGCCAGCAGCGAGGCGTTGGCACGCGCGTACTCGACCCGCTCACCGGCCGGACCCACAACGACAGTCGCCGCCTTGCCAAGCACGAGGCGATGGTAGGCGGCTTGAGCTTCAGCCAGAAGTTGAGCGGTGGTCACGCTCGTATGGTAACGCAAGACCCCCGGTTGCTCGGGGGACAGCAACCGGGGGTATGCCCTGCGGTCAGGTCACGCAGCGAAGGAGACGCGCCGCGCCCTGACTGGTTCCGTTGTTGGCCACACGGTTTCCTGGTGGCGATGTGATCAAAACGGTGCGGGAGGTGTCGTTTGGTCCATGCGGGTTCTCCGTTGATGAGCCTGTAGTATTGACGATCCCGTCAGTAGTGTCAAGCCAGGGCGCGGCCGAAGTCGGCCCAATTGCGTGACTTTTGCACGGGTTCAACCGGCGCCCCCGTTGGCGCCTCAATCGTCCACGTGACGCCTGCGAACGGCAACGCCCAGGCCGGCGGGTTGCGCCAGTCCCACCTGTCGACCTTCAGGTGGTGCAGCAGGCCGATGGCGTAGGTGAACTGGTCCCACAGCTCGTTCGGTGCGCTTCGGGTGTTCTCCCAACCGCGGTGGGCGCGCACCTCGGCGCACAGCTCCTTGTAAACGTCGGCCTCCAGCCAGTCGGGGAACTCGATGGCGTCATCGCGTGAGAGCATGCCGTCGAGCTGGTCCTTCAACGTGTTGGGGTTGAACATCAGCACCGGGATCTCACCACGGGCCTTGGCGTTGCGGTCCTTGCGGTCGCTGTCTGGTGTGACCACCCGGGCGCGCGGGGCGTCCTTCTCCCGGGCGCCCTTGGTGAGCCAGAAGCGAGCTGCCAGCCCGCTGGCCTTGCAGCGCCGGAAGTAGGCGTAGGCGTTGGCGGTGACCCCGTCGCGGCCGGCGCTGTCGCAAGTGGTCATGTGGACGCCCATGGTGCCCTCGCGCCGCCCATCGCGCACCACGTAGCGCCGGGTCATCACCTCGTGCTCCAGCATGTCCCAGTCCTCGGGGTAGGCGTGGGGCGCCATGGGCAGCCGGTCGCCGTCCTCGTCCAGGCGGGCCGACTTGGTCAACTCGTAGCGGTCCACCAGCACCAGCCGGTACGGGTTGCCGGGGCGGATGCCAATGATGGCCACGACAAAGCCCCGCTTCTGCACGTCGCAGGTGGCCACGAGGAAACGGACATCCTCCGGCACGTCGCCGTGCACCGCCTCCACCGCCCGGGACTGGAAAATCTCGGGCACGCGGGAATCGTTGGTGCCGCGGTACAGGTAGGGCTCACCCTGGTCCGTGTTGACCGTGGTCTTGAGCGCCTCCTGGCTACCTGTGCGCTGGTATTCCTGCTCGGCCAGCAGGTAGTTCTGGACCAGCGACGACCACGGGCAGAACGCCGCCGCCGGCCCCTTGATCCAGAAGCTGGCGATGTCGCTGTAGGCCGGCGTGCCCACCTCGCGCCCGTCGCGGTCCAGGCGCAGGCCATCGCGCAGCCAGCGGCCCCGCACGTTCAGGTCGAACCGCTCGCGCTGCTGGTGTTGGTGCTCGCAGTGAGGGCACTCCAGGGTGGCCTGCTCGCCGGCCTCGACAGGGTTGGGGATGTCGGGGTAGGTGATCAGCGAGAAGCACGGCTCGAACCACTCGCCGCAGTTGGAGCAATGCCAGTACCACCGCCGCCGGTCGCCACGGTTGTAGAGCGCCAGGATGCCCTCGGCCGGCGGCGCCTCGTGCGGGGTGCGGCCGGACCACTGCGGGTCCTTCTGGACGAAGCCGGGGCTCGACTCGACGAAGGTCTTGCCAATCCGCCCGTAAGTCGTGGTGCGCTTGCGGGCCAGGTCGAAGGGGCTGCCCTCCCCGTCGATGTCCTGCGGCATCCGGTCGTAGTCGGTCAGGAACACCCGGCCCACGGGGCGCCCGGACAGCTCGTTGATGGTCGGCCACGACAGCGTCACCAGCATCCCCGAGCGGAGACTCTTGTTGAAGGTGGTATACGACGACGCGCCGCCCATCAGCCGGCTCGACAGGCAATCATTCTGTCGAATCATCCGGTCAATCCGCCGCCTGCTGAAATCCGCTGCCATCGTTTGGCTGGTCTGGTATATCAGCATGTCCATCGGGTCGCACATAACCCCATACATGATCGGGTTTAGCAGGAGGGAATCAGTTTTGCCAGTCTGAGATGGCCCTACGAAAACAACCGCCCCATACTCACGGTTGGTGAGCATGTCGATCGGCTCGACCATATATTGCGTCGGCTCATTCCTCCACGGACCAACATAACTACCGGGGTTATTCAAATGGCGGTATCTCGCCGCGGCCTCGCTCGGCGTCAACCGCTCAGGCGGGCGCAACACCTCGCTGATGTCCAGCACCAGGTCGCCGAGGTGCTCGTAGCGCCCGCGGGGGCCGCCCTCGGCCGGGCGGTACTTGCGTTGCATGCTCATCGCCGGTACGCCTCCCGGTAGGCCCGCAGCCACAGGCGCCGCGGCAGTGCCGCGCGCATGGCGTCCATGATCTCGGGGAGCAGCAGGATGCCCTGGCGCTGCTCGGCGGTGCAGCCGACCTTGCCGGTCTCCCTGAAGCGCCGCGCCACCTCGCTCACCGCGCGGGCCGTGGTCTCCAGGTCGGGCAGCAGGGCCTGCAGTTGCTCAGGCGGCACCTGGTGCTGCTTCG